GAAAAATAAAATGAAACGATACAAATTATTGAAAGATACTCCAACTCTCAAGGCTGGCACCATCTTCGAGGAAGTAGTGAGTGATTTTGATGGATTGAAAGGTCTTGCCAGAATTACCCCAGTCGGCGCTAATACATCACCTCATTTTACGATTAAAGATATTGATAACTTTGATGAGTGGTTTGAGGAAATTCCTGAAAAATATGAAAGGTGGAGGGGTAGAAAAGGTGAGGGTTATTATTTTTTGAGTAGTAGTGGCAATGTATGTCATGAGGCTGATATTCATAACGGCGTCGACGACTATCGCTACAATACTGGCATTTATGGGCGCACAAAACAAGAGCTTGAGGCTAAACTTAAATACGATATTGCTCGCCAAACTCTCTTAGATGACGCTGAGGGCGGTAAGTTTGTACCATACAAAATTTTATACTACGCAGTCCACACAGTTCCTGCTCTTAAGGGTGAATGGAAAATTGAAAGCTCTAGAAACGATTACGTCCCAGGATTGATTTATTTCAAAAATGAAGAATCACTCGAAAAATCCCTCAAAGAACATGAAGAACAATGGAAAACCGTCCGTAAATACGAGATGGGGGAGATGTAGTGAAGAAGAGCAAGAGTAAGAGTAAAAAGGTAGTAAAATCTACTGTTAAGCCAACCACAAAGAGTGGACACAAACTAACACCTCAGCAAGAGTTATTTTGCCAATTATATGCAGGCGATAGAGAGTTTTTTGGTAATGGTGTTCAAAGCTATATTGAAGCTTACGGTGTCGATACAAGTAAGCCTGGGTGGTATACAACTGCTCGGGCTGGTGCACATGAGAACCTCACAAAACCTCACATTTTGGAACGAATCGATGAAATCTTCGAAGCCCATGGCCTTAATGACCAATTTGTAGATAAACAACTCGAAAAGCTTATTGTGCAGGATGCTGATTTTAATGCCAAGATGAAAGCAATTGCTGAATATAACAAACTGAAAGCTCGCATCACGGAGAAGCGTGATATTACATCTGGTGGCGAGAAGATAGAAATACCAGTAGCATTGGTGGAGTTTGTGGATGGTGATAACAAAAACAATCGTAAAGCTACCAAGTGAGTTTAAGCCACTTTTTGATAGTTGGTGGCGACATGCAGTTATTGAGGGTGGTCGTTATTCCCTAAAGAGCCATACTGTGGCTCGATTTTTGCTACTAACGGCTCGTTCAAAGCGAGTGCGTATTGCTTGCTTACGTCAGTTCCAGAAGAATATAGCAGATAGCTCATATCAACTTTTGATTGACTTAATTCAGCAATATGGCTTTTCGGAGTTCGTCTGGACAAACGATACTATCACGAATACCAACACTGGCTCAACTTTCATTTTTAAGGGTTTGGATCGCAATGTAGAAACCACCATTAAATCGCTTGAAGGTATTGATATAGCGTGGATTGATGAAGCTCAGACCATTACTCTTAAATCAATACGTATTCTCAACCCGACTATCCGCAAACGAGGGAGTAAGATTATTTGGACACTTAACCGCTTGACTAACCTTGACCCGGTAATCTCATATTTTATTACTACTCCGCCTCGTAAAGATGTCTGGCATTTAGAAGTAGATTATCGAATTGCACAGAAAAACGGCTGGCTTTCCAATGAAATCCTTTATGAAATAGAGCAAGCCAGAATCAATCATCCAGAAGATTATGCTCATGATTATTTGGGTAAAGCACTGGCTATCTCGGATAAAAATATCATCCAAACCGCCCAAGTGATTGAGGCGATGGGCAGAGAAGTAGATGACGAGGGGGCGATTGAAGTTGGCGTGGATGTGGCTCGTCTTGGTGGCGACCGGACTGTATTTGTGAAGCGAAAAGGTCTGAAAGAAATCGGACGAGCTTCGTTCACCAAAAAACGCACAACTGAAGTTTGCGATTTACTAGTCAATTTTATTGGTGCGGACAAAGATGTCCTAATCAAAATCGATGATACTGGCGTAGGTGGTGGCGTAACGGACGAAATGATCGCAAGAGGTTATAATGTGATCCCGATCAACTTCGGGGCTAAGGCTTCAAATCCTGACAAATATCCGAACCTCATTTCGGAAGCATGGTTTTACTTACAATCCATTATCGACCAAATTTCGATTACTAATGATAAAGATTTATTAGTGGAGTTATCGAACCGTGAATGGAAGATGGATAGCAAAGGGCGTAGGGGTGTTGAAAGTAAGGATGATTATAAAAAACGAGGCTTCCGCTCGCCTGACCTAGCAGATGCTACTATTCTCTGTTTTTACACTCCACCTGCACCACCAAAAATTGAATATGGTGGAATAATCGTTGGCTAGATATAACATTTTTGCTTCACGCATATAACAAAAACCGCTTCCCCACCTCTGTTAAATTGCTTCATGGTTGCTTCATGTATATTCAACTATATAAGTAAAGATATAGCATTATCGCTTTATTCATCTGCCACCCTGTATAAACCCATAATTTACTATAAGGAAATATTTCATGTTTAATAAAATTAAGAGCTTATTTAACGCAAAATCAAAATCAGNGAATCATAATCTATTGCAAGGAAAATATTTCATGCTTGATAAATTAAAGAGATTATTTAACGCAAAATCAAAATCAGCATTATATAATACTAGCTCTCATCCTGCTGGTTATTATCGCCAAATGCCACTTGCTTATAGTTTTTATAAGGGCAACAGTTATGATAATACATACCCGTCAATCAAAGCGATTGTCAATAAATTCATCGTTATTAGACCGTACGCGATAGACGCTAATGGTAAGCCAATCAAAAACAATCCAAATGTCGTAAATGCATTATATCGTCCAAATAAGCAGATGTCTGCTACGGATTTTCGTGAAGCCTTGGCAGTCATGACATTAGTTCACCCGAAAGTATACTTACTTTTATGGCACTATGAAGGCAATACTGCTTATGCTGGCGGTGAAATCACAGAGAACAATTTCGCCGGTCTGACATTTCTAGAAGGCGTAAGTGAAGTTGTTAGTGGTGGTAAAAAATATTATCAATGCAGTGGTTCAACCTATTCGGAAAACGAAGTTATTGAAATCTATTCAGGGTATGATCCATACAATTTAAGTCGTGGTTATGCTCCAAGCAACGCTATTTCCAAATGGGCTAATGTTGACGATTATATTGCGGCTTATCAAGCAGGCTTCTTTGAGAATGGTGCCGTGCCAGCTGGTCAATTTATTGTTACAGCTAAAGACGGGGCGCAGTTTGAAGATATTGTTAGTAAAATGCAAAGCTCGCACCGTGGAAGTGGTAGAAATAATAATGTTATTTATTCTCACCGTCCTATTGACCCTGTAACCGGAGCCGCAACATCTGCACAAATTGAATGGGTGCCATTTTCTCAATCCAATAAAGATATGTCGCTTGATTCAGTTTTTAAGCAAGCTAATGATAAGATTGACAGCGCTTTTGGTGTACCGGCTTCAATCCGTGGCGTAAATGATAATAATACTTATGCTTCAGTCCGCGTCGATGAACAAATCTTCATTAAATATACCGTAGAGCCATTTGCGACTAAGATTTACTCTAGGCTTACTCATGAGCTTAATCGTGTTACTGGTGGTCTTGGATATGCTATTACTTTTGACTTAGATATTCCTGGTATTGCCGATGAGGAAAAAATCGATGCCGAACGAAAAATGACTGAGTTTAATTTAATCAACCAAGCAGTAATGAATGGCTACTCACTCGATTCAGTAGTTGACGCATTCGGTCTATCTAAGGGCTACAAACTACTTAAACAAGGCTATGTAAAGCCGGTTATTGTGAATGATAAGCCAGAAGTAGATGAGGGCGATGAGGTAGAAGATGCTCCTGATTCAACACAGTCTAATGATGCGGATAAAAATAAAGCTATTGATGTCAATCAAGAAAAACATCACGATCACTGTACTTGTAGTCATAAGGCTCATACCCCAACCAAACAGGAACAAAAGTTTATCGATGATGTTTCGTCTGTTTTGAGAG